ATGAAACACCACTCCACCGAACTTGAGAAGTCATTTGTCCCCACGGAGATTCCGAAGAGCGTGATCATTGAGGCAGTCAGAGAAGCAAGCGCCTCCATCGGGGTTGCGGAAACACTACGGGCACTTTGCCGCAACTCGAGCACGGCTCGTCAGGACACCCATGTTGTAACTGAACAGCTGAGTTACGCGTGAAGGAGCCCGCATCTCCGGCAGACTCCTTCGCTGTGGCACGCTATCCCGCCACACTCCCGCACTTCTTCGAGTGCATTGCACATACCTGGGGGTGTCAGAATTTCCGTGTTCAAGGCGGGTTGATAGTCACACGGTAGGACGAATGAATCGATCCGCGTAAAGGATAGCGAACTGGTTCATGGCCTGCTTCCAGTCGTGAGCGGCACGGCTCCAGCCCGCCGTGATGTTACGCAACGCCAGCCAGATGAGCTTCGTCGCCGCATCGTCGGTCGGGAAGTGGCCTCGGGTCTTGATGATCTTGCGTAGTTGCGCGTTGATGCTCTCGATGGCGTTGGTCGTGTAGATGATCTTGCGGATTTCCGGCGGGAACGCAAAGAATGGAATCACGCGATCCCAGGCGTTGCGCCACCCGGCGCTGACGGTTGGGAATCGCTGCCCCCATGGTCCTTCGGCAAACGCATCGAGCTCGGCCTGCGCGGCCTCTGCGCTCGGTGCGGTGTAGATCGGGCGGATCGCGGCAGCCAGCGCCTTGCGATCCTTCCAGCTCGCGTAGTCGAGGCTGTTGCGGATCAGGTGGACGATGCAGGTCTGCAGCGTGGTCGCCGGGAATACGACTGCCAACGCTTCTGGCATGCCCTTGAGGCCGTCAGTCACGGCGATCAGGATATCGCCCACGCCGCGCGTCTTCAGGTCGTTGAACACCTTCATCCAGAACTTGGCGCCTTCGGTGTTCTCGATCCACAGGCCCAGGATGTCGCGCGTGCCATCAGGCAGCACGCCCAGCGCGAGGTAGACCGCCTTGTTGCGCACGACGGCGTCCTCGCGGATCTTGACCCGCAGCGCATCGAAGAACACGACCGGGTACATCGGCTCAAGCGGCCGGGCCTGCCAGGCGGTGACTTCGGCCATCACCTCGTCGGTGACCGAGCTGATGAACTCGGGCGAGACCTCGGTGCCGTATTGCTCCTGTAGGAAGCCCTGAATCTCCCGCACGGTCATGCCACGGGCGTACATCGCGATGATCTTGTCGTCAAAGCCCGTGAAGCGGCGCTCGTGCTTGGGAATCAGCAGCGGCTCGAAGCTGCCGTCACGGTCGCGCGGCACGTCGATACGGATCGGACCGTCCTCGGTCAGCACGGTCTTGGCGCCACGGCCGTTGCGCTGGTTGGCGGAGGTGGCCGGCTTGGCGGCGCCAGGCGCATAGCCGAGATGGTGATTCATCTCGCCGCCGAGCGCCCGCTCGATCAGGGCCTTCTTGAGGGCCAGCGTCGCGGCATTGATGGCTTCGGCCGTCATCGGACCGTTGCCGAACTGCTCTAGCAGTTCGGCGGGAATCGCCGGCAGATCCACCGGCTTGGCTTTCGGTTTGCGAGGCATGCATTCTCCTTGGGAGCATGTTATGCCTTGAACACGAAATTACTGACAGGCCCCACATACCTAGAATTCTGAACGGCTACTGGCTCGTTTACATTCTCGCGAGCCAGTTCGCGAGCCAGTCCCCGTCTCTACTGCGCGGCATCCATGGGCGCGGTCTGCGCTTGGATCGCCTTTTCTCGGTCCTGCAGGAATCTCAAGGCCGCTGCAGCGGCGTCGGCGTCGGCGACGAGAGCTTGAATATCCGCTGCATCCTCTCCGTAAAGGACAGCTGTGGCGGCGGCACCATCGCCCAGGCCGGCGCCGCTGGTGGTGCTTGACACGCCATCGGCCGGGGCTGTACAGCGGGCGCGGATTGACAGCTGGCGAGTGCCGGCAGCAAGAGCAGCAGCCAGACGCGCGTTTTCAGATTTCGCATTGTTCAGTTCCTCGTAGTGACGCGCGTCGAGCTCGCCGAGCTGGCGCTCGAGGCCTTCGCGCTTATCCCGTTCTTGCCGCAGCAGCGCCTCGTCGGCGCGGGCCTGCCGGCCTTCCTTTTCCGCCTGATTACGCTGCAGCGTGGCGATCTGCTTGTCGTAGCGGTTTGCCTGCCACGCCCACGCACCGGCGGCACCCGCCAGCGCGCCCAGCAGCAACGCGACCACGGCAGCAATGGCCATTTCCTTGATATCCGCCATCAGCCCCTCCCCTTCGCCTGGCGATCGAGATGACGCCTCACCTCCAGGCGCCAGAACGCCCAAACGATGCACAGCGCCACAGCTACGTTGAGTGCCACCTCGGGCCAGCTGTGGCACACGCCGCGCGCAACGATGTTGCCGAGCGCGGCGAAATTGACCAGCGCCAGCACCAGCGCGCCGCCCGTGCGCGTCGGCACTTGGTGCGTGAGCACCGCCCACAGCGAGCCTACGAAAATGATGGCGTTGGCCACCTGGTTGATGGATGTGAGCAGCATGGTCACTCCTTGGCCAGGAACCGCCGGCGCAGATCGGTCAGGATTTCCGGGATCTGCTGCATGGCGTTGTTGACGATGGCCAGGCCAAAAACGGCGGCCGAGGCCACCGCGAGCATGTGGGTGTACGAGCCGGGCACCAGCAGGAACCGCTCGACGGCCGCGCCGCCGGCGAGGCAGCCGATGCCCAGGCTGCTCACGAACGACAGCATGCGCTGCCACCACGTGCCCGGCAGAAAGCGCAGCGCGATCACCGAGCCCAGCGCCGCCGAGCCGCCGACCTTCGCGGCTACGGCCATTTCGGATTCAGTCATCAGCCTTTCACCTCCTGGCCGCCGCAGAGCAGGTAGTGCGCGCGGAGTGCCTCGAATTTCTGTTCGTGCTGACCGTAGCCGGCGCCGGGCAGGCTCGCCCAGATGTTTTTGCACTTGGCGATCGCCGCAGCCAGCCGGCCGGCCTGGATGTCGGCCAGGGCGCCTCGCTCGCGGATCTGCTGGACCGCGATCGCGTCCTGCGCGGCCGGGCCGAAATCGACCAGTCTCAGCTGCCGGCGGTACGGGTCGTAGTAGCGCGCGAGGAGTTGGTAGCGGCCGGCCGCCGTCGACTTGATACCCAAGCGCGGCAGCTCCACGAGGATGCGCGGATGGTCGGCGTAGCTCACGAACAGGCCACCGCCCACCAGCACGTCGTACCCGCGATCGCGCGTCGGCTGACGACCGTTGTCCGTCCCCTCGCTGAACCCCACCATATCGAGAAACGCAGCGAGGTTCCGACCGCCCAGCACGGACGGATCTGTGTATGGCATTTGAATGCTCCAGAAAAGCAAACGGCCCGCACAAGGCGGGCCGTTGGTGTTGGTGGATGGGGTAAGCGCTACAGCTGCGATACGTCGACGAGCACGATCTGCGGCGGGTTAGCCGTATCGATTTTCAGGCCGGACCCGTCGCCCTGATTCCAGGCGCCGCGGTGCGTGTACTGCAGCAGCTTCAGCCCCGCGCCGTTCGCCGTCGTGTAGACGTGGTCGGCGACGAACAGCGTGTCGGTACCGGGCACCGCGTAGATGCCGGTGCGCGTGTACGACAGGCAGGCGGCATAGTTGCCCGCCGTCAGGGGGCTGGCCTCCCACGACTGGCCGTACGCCGGTGCGCCCGAGGGCGGCGTGACAACGCCCGACACCTTCAGGTAGGCCAGGCCGGAATCGAAGGCCAGCGTGCCGTCAGCCTTGAACACCTGCAGCCCGGGCTGGCCACTGGGCGCCGCCGGCTCGTCGAACACGTAGACCGTGAACGGTGCCTGCGCCGGCGCCGAGAAATTCACGGTCCAGTCCGCGCCGCTGTTGCTCGAGCCGAGCAACGCGACAGGGTTGGCCGATTGGATGCACACGAACGGCCGGCTCGCCGAGAACATGATCGACCCGCGGCCGCTGCCATCTGGCGTGACGGTCGATTTCTGGCGCAACGCCAGGTTTCCGTACGCCTCCGTAATCTGGACGAACCCGTGTTCGCCGTACACCGTGAGACCTGCAGGCACTGCCGCTTCCTCCCCCTCTCCACCGCTACCACACGCCGAAAACAAGCAAACAGTTGACGCGGCGAGCAGCAGTGTTGCTGCTCCACGTCGGAAACACCCACCGGATGGTCGTACCGTCAAGAACCACCGACGGAAACGCCAGCCAGTAATCGCCCGGCCCTGGGATAGAACCGAGCGGCAAACACGTGCAAAACCCTTGGCCATTGGCCAACTCTCCATGTGAAATTGAGCCATCCGCGATGCCGGTGTACGTGGACCCAAGCACCCGGCCGACCCGGTCGTTTGTACTGAACGTACGCACGCCGGCGGCGTTGTAGATCTCCAGGCCGACCGCCATCACCACACCCCCATGCGCACCCGCAGGGTGCCGGCGCTGTCATAGATCTGCGTGAGCGCGCTGGTATCGACGCGCCGGCCGCCGGCGCCGTTGCCGTTGTTCTCGAACAGGCCCGACTTGCTGAGCCTCCACCCAGTCTGCCCCGCAACGAAATTGCTCGACTGGATCGAGTCGCCGATCTTGGCGCTGGTGATCGTGCCGTCAGCGATGAACGCCGAATCCATGAACACCTGCCCGCCCTGTATCACGAACGGCGTCAACACGCTGTCACCGTTGGGATGCAGCACCGCGAATCGATCCGCAGCGATCAGCACCTGGCTTTCGATGACACCCTTGTCGTTCTCGACGCCGACGCCGATCCCGGCCAGGTAGGTCCGGCCGTTGGCAGAGATCTGCGTCTTGATGGTGTACATCGCCGCCAGCCGGCCGCCCTGCTCGGCGACCGCCTGCTGCGCCACCTGAACCGCCGCACTGCTCTGCGCGACCGTAGCCTGCATGGTCGTCACCTGCTGCGCGATCGCGCGGTTGGCCTCCTCCAGCACCGACTGCGTCGACACGATCCCGGCGTAGACGGTGCCGTCGCCGGCAAAATCCTCATCGCTGCCCGCCATCGGCGGATCAATCGAATCAACCGCCGACAGCAGGTCACCAGCGAGCTGCGTTTTGCCAATCTGGCCTTTCATGTAGCTGAGGATGTCGGAGGCCCGATCGCTGCTCATGCCCAGCACACCGTTACCGGACGGGTACCACGCGCCCACATTGCCGGACTTGTCGACCAGACGCGCCCAGAAATAGAACGTCGCGCCGGCCGCCAGCCCCATCAGCGTGTGCGTGTTCGCGGGAAACGCAAAATCGCCCAGCTTCGTCGCCGACGCGCGATCCGGAGTTTTGCTCCACCAGAGCTCGGTCCGCTCCACATCGAGCGGGCCGGTCGGGAATGCCCAGTCCAGTCGGATCCCGAACACGATGGCCGTGGCGATCAGCGTGCCCACCACCGGTGGCGGCGAGGTTTTGCCGGTGAGCCGGGTCTCCGCCGAATAGGCCGGCAGCGACGCCACGTCAAGCGCGTTGATTGCGCGCACCCGAGCAACGTAGGTGCCGGCGTAGATGTTGCGCACCTCGAGGCTCTGCGAGCCCGTGCGGCCGGCCGTCACCCATTCGCCATTGTCCCGCCGCCATTCGACCGTGTAGGCGACCGCGCTGGCGGCCTGCTGCCACGCGACCATCATCGTCGTGATGGCAATGCCCTGATCGACAACGCTGTACGTGGCCAGCGTCACATCTGTCGGCGCCGGCTGCACCGACGGTGGCAGCACCGACACTGGGCGCGCCTCGATGCGCGTGCCGTTGTCGATGGCCGAGAATTTCGACTGGTTGTACTCGAGCGCCGAGATGTCGAACGTCAGGCCGTCGCTTTCCGTTACCGACACCACCCGGAAGAGCTGGGTTTTCAGATCCGCGCTCTCGACCGACCACACCGCCTCCGCCTGCACCGGCTGCGACCAGTCGGCCGAGACGGTCAGGCTCTGCCCGTCGACGCGGGAAATGGTCCGCCGCTGCGCGGTGCCGTCCGGCAGGTTCAGCAGCAAGGTATCGCCTTCCTTGACCACCACCGGCCGGTCAACCACCACCGTCCGGCCATCTGCCGAGCGGACGCGGCCACCGTTGGTCCGGCCCGCGCGCGCCGGGTCCGCGACCTCGATAATCGCGCCCGGCATGACTACTGCAGCATCGAGCCCGACCTTGAATGAGACCGTCTCGGTTTCCAGTCGGCTGGTTAGCAGAATCCATTGGCCGACGCGCTGCGCCTGGCTCTGCGAGGTGCAGCCGAACGCGGTCACCTCGGTCTGCTGGATGCCGTATCGCGCGATGCCGTCGCCATCCTCGACATGCTCAACCTTGGCGCGGTACTGGTCGCCCGGATCGTTCCACGAGACGAGCGCCACCGTCTTCCGGGCCCGCCTGGCGCTGCCGGCGTAGGTGAACCGCCCGTCGACCACGTTGCCCGGGTGGAACAGGTACGAAGCGGACGCCGGCATGTCCGCCACCGCGACCACGTTGCTCGACGCCCAGTAGGCCATGCCACGGAACACGCTGGCCAGGTCCTGCAGGACGGGGTAAGCATCGTTGCGCTGCTGGAGATAGCAGTTGCAGGTAAAGCGCGGTTCCTGCCCGCCCCGCCCGTCGAGCACCAGCTCGTCGCAGTATTGGCCGATCTGGTACAGCGCCCACTTGTCGACCATGTCCGCGCTTACGCGGTCGCCCAGACCGCACCGCTTGTGCAGCACGATGTCATAGAAAACCCATGCGGGGTTGTTGCTGTAGGCCACCTTGAACGTGCCATCCCACAGCCCCGTGTAGGTGCGCGTGGCCGGATCGTAGTTGCTCGGCACGCGGATGATGCGGCCGCGCAGGTGATACGACCGGGTCGGCACGCTGCTGAACTGGCGCGCATCGATGCGCACGCCAATCAGCGCCGAATTCGGGTAACGCAGCTTGGCGTCGATCACCTCGGCGATCGATTCGATTCGCGTCACGTCGGCGATCGTGCCGCTGTTCGAGTTGGGCGTGATGCGGCGCACGCGGATCGTCCAGCCGGTTTTCGCGCGCGGCAGCTCAATGCGGTGCGTGCGCGTGTACTTGCTGGTCGTCTTGCCATCGAACGCGGCGGCCAGCACCTGCTGCAGTGCCCCGCCGTCGACGGCCAGGTCGATCGCATATTCGACCCGGTAGCCATTGATATTGCCGCTGCTGGTGTCCGCGCGGGAGAGCGCCGGCACCGACAGCTGCACGCGTACCGCCGACAGTTGCGTGTTCGCGATCGCACGCACCCAGGGCATGGTCGCGGTCAGCTCGACACCGACAGCACTCTCGCTCTCCACCGAGGGGAAGCCGGGAATGGCCTCCTGATCCTGCGAGCCCGGGCGGTAGTCGACGGCCACATTCTGAAAATTGAGCGTGCCGTCGGCATTGGCCAGCGGCGTGCCCTCGAGATAGATACTCTGCAGGCCGTTGACCAGGCCCGCAATCTCGCCCTCGGAAACGAGATCCAGCACGCGCGCATAGGCGACCGAGTGCAGGCTGTCCGGCGCTTCGGTCGGCGTGCTACTGCTGCCGCCGCCCTTGCCGCCACCGTAGCCGATGATGTTGCGCATGTACCAACCCCTCAATTGCAATTGATACTATTAAACAGTATCATTTTGATATGAAAGCCAAACACCAGAAGACGCTGGAGCTGATCTTTTCCCGCCCTACGCCAGCGGGCGTTAAGTGGGCCGATGCCGTCACGCTCATGCGAGAACTGGGCGCGGAATTGGAGGAGCGCGAGGGTTCTCGCGTGGCCGTCTTCCTGTTTGGTCAAGTCAAAGTGATGCATCGACCACACCCATCTCCCGATATGGACAAGGGCGCTGTGGCCTCGATGCGTAAGTGGTTCGAGGAAAACGGAGTCAAGCCATGATCAACGTCATGAACATCGGCGGCCACAAGGCCGTCATCGCCTACGACCCGGATATCGAAATGTTCCGTGGCGAGTTTGTTGGCCTGAACGGTGGCGCCGATTTCTACGCCGCCGATGTGACCGGCCTGCACCGCGAAGGTGAGTTGTCGCTGCGCGTGTTTCTGGAAGAGTGCGCACGGCGTGGCGTTGAGCCGCAAAAGCACTTTTCCGGCAAGTTCGTGCTGCGCGTGGAGGGCAAGGTGCACGAGGCCGCCGCCATCGCCGCTGCCGCGCAAGGCGTGAGCCTTAACCAGTGGGCAGCCGGCGTGCTGGAGCAAGCCGCCGAGGCGGCTTAAGTCGACCGGCGCACCGGTGCCATGCGATACCCGTGCGCAACGCTACCAACCTACGGCAGATCCTCCTCTCTACACCTGATCCTCGGCGTAGATCCCAGCCGAGATCACCGCCGAGCCGACCACCATCTCGCCGTAGAGCAGCGGCACTGGGTTGCCCTGGGCGCTGGTGTTCACAGGCCCGTTGAAGTTGTAGCTAGCGCCGTTGTCCGGGCTGTCCCTGACCGATAAGCCGGCCTGCTGCGGAGATAGCATCTGCACCACGCCGCCCAGCGCCATCGAGACACCCATGGCCCCCATGAACCCGCCAAAGCCGCCCGAACCGATGCCGGCGAGCCCGCCGGTGTAGAACGTCGCAGCCGCGATCAGCACGGCGCCGAGAATGGTCTGAAATAGGCCGGCCTGCTTGGCGCCAGCGAGCACCGGCGCAATGCGGATATCATCCGCGCCGGGCGGAAGCTCCAGCTCCGACTGGCCGATGTTTCGACGACCGACGAAACAGGCGTAGCGGATGCCGCGCTCATGGCTCGTCGCCAGTTCGCGACGAAAGCCCTCCACCTGCGCGCACAGCGCGCGCACGGCTTCCGCCGGACTCCCTACCGCCAGCAGGAACACCCGGCCGAAACGCGCTCCCAGCCGCCCATACAGGCGCACCGTTCGAATTTTCTGGTCCATCACCTACCCCTCACTGTGGTGACGCAGCACGCAGCGCGTGATCTCGCGCCAGTAGCCGCCATACACGTCGCGCGACGACAGGCGGCCATGCAAGTGATGCAGCATCAGCCCATCACCCAGGTATACGGCCGCATGATTCGGTACCGGCGCACGCACCTGCATGAGGATCACGTCGCCCACACGCTCCGGTGTATCCTGCGACACGACCCGGAATCCGGCCTCCGCATAGTGCTGCATGTATAGGTCACTGCCAGCGGCCCACCAGCTATCGCGGCGCTCGAAATCCGGCAGGTGGATGCCCCGCTCGCGCTCATACCAGTCCGCCACCAGCGAATAGCAGTCGAGGATGCCGTGCGCGAACTGCCGGCCGACCAGCGGTGCCCGGTAGCCGCATGGCGCGATCGTGCGCACGTCGTCGGCCGGCCACGCGATGATGTGCCAGGGCAGGCCGGACGCCTCGCAGGCCACGCGATCGGCCTCGCTGGGCTCGGCGCTGGCGTTCGGGTGGCTGTGCACCACCGCCAGCACTTCGCCAAGATCCTCGGCCGCCGCGTAGTCCTCGGCCGGCATCTCGAAATGCTCGGTACCGACAGCCACGTTGCGGCACGCCATGTAGCGCTCGCGACCACGGACGACCACCACCAGGCCACAAGCTTCGCGCGGGTGTTCGCGCGCGGCGTGCCGGCGCGCCGCGTCGAGTGTTGTTTCTTGCATGTCAGGTCCGGATCAGATCAGCCGCGGGGAACCCACCGAACGGCAGGAGCTCGTTCGCGCCGAAGCGGCATTTGCACGACGACAGCCGGCCGCCGCATTTGTCGAGCGATGGGTCGCTCACCGCGTTGTCGTCGCGGTCGAACATCGCGGCGCCGGTGTAGCCGCACTCCGGCCCGCGGTAGCCGCCGACCGTCAGCCAGCCGCAGACATTGGCAATAATCTGCCGACGCGGCAGCTGCACGCCGTTGAAATCGAGAGCGCTGGAGAGCTCGAATTCCACCGTTTCATTGGTCTCGGCGGTCTTCTGCTCGATGAACCACTCTTCCATCGGCAACTCTTCTGTCGGGTCGGCTTCCGGGTTGCCCTCGGGGAAATTGCGCGCGTCCAGGAACCGGCCCAGCGTGCGGCGGCGGCGCACCTTGGCGCCAACGAGGTCGTCCGTGTACAGGCAGAGCGCAGAGATGGAGCCGTCGACGTTGCCGACGGCGAGCCGCGGCGCCGGCTGCTGGCCCTGCCCGGTACGCGCAAAGCCGGTGGCCTCGATCGGCCACGGGCTGTACTCGCTACCCGCCCACCAGATGGACCCGACCTGCGCATAGCCGTGGAAGCGCAGCATGTCGCCGCCCACGCCAGTCGCATCGAGCTCGAACAGCTCGACCAGCGCGCCGGGCTCGAGGCGCTGAATATCGGCGGTGATTTTCATGCGTCGGGCGCCTCCGGCCAGGCCACCGGATCAGCGTCCAGGTCGACGCGATTCAGCGCAACCAGATGGCGCCGCCAGGCGAGAAGCCGTGCGGCCTCCGCCTCGGTCGCCTCGCCCAGTTCCGCAGCAGCCTGCAGGGGCTCGATCGCGCGCCGCGCCTGTTTCATGCGGATGCAACGCTCGACCAGCGCATCGGCGCGGTGCAGGCTCGCCCGCAGCGCCTCGTCCAGCTGCCAGGCCGCGCCGTCCCAGATATGGGCCGCACTGGGCCGCGGCTGTTGCGTGAGCTCGGCGGGCAGCGGCCCGATGCCTTGATACGGCCCGCTGTAGTCGTAGGGCGCGCCATCGGCGGTGCGGTAGAGCGGCGCGCTGCGGTAATCGGCCCGCACCTCCCACACCCCCTCCCACCAGTTGCGGGCGGCATGGCCGGCGGCGTCGAGATACAGCGAAACCGTACCCTGCGCCGCGACCGGTGGCTCGGTCGGAGTCGAGTAGGCGGGGATGAGGGGATTCTCCGGATCGAGCGGGTTTTCGTCGGCAGCACCGAGCTTCAACCACTCGCCCGTCACGTGGTCATAGTGATGAATTTGCATGGTCGTCAGTATTTGATGCAGGCGAGCAGTGCCACGTTGCGCGGGCGGGTCTCGCCGCTCACGCCCATCAGCGCCGCATCCGTGTAGGCGATGCGGGCAGCCCCGCCGCTTTGCGTCACAGACCCGACGACCCGCAGCACACCGGACTGCACCTCGGAGCCGAAAATCGGGGTCGCATTACCGTCGCCCCAACCGAACAGGTTGCTGCCGTCAAAACCGATCGCGGTCTTGTGCTGGTGCGAGCTCAACGCCTGAGCCTGCGACGAGCCGAACACCCGCCCGGCATCGACGCCGCGCCCGTCATCCCAGCCGCGCGGAAACTCCGCACGCAGCTCCGGGAGGTTGAACGTCGTCGCCCCGTCGCCCACACCGAACGTGGTACCGATCACGCCGAACAGCCGCGCGTAGGTCGTGCGGGAGACGGCCGCTCCATTGCCCTTGAGCCAGCCTGCGGGCGGCGTCTTGCAGGCGAACATGGCAACCGCCCCCGTCAGAGCACGCACGTCATCCGCAAGCGCCCCCGTATTGCTGGTCAGCGCACCGACATCGGCCGCCAGCGCGTTGGCAAAGGCCTCGATCGCGGCCATGTTGTCGTTGGTCTTCGCGCTGGACTCGCGATTGGTGTTCCCGTCCCTGCCTAGCGGCGGGGTGCCGAGGTTGATTTTCTGGAGCTGTAAAGTCATGGCGCAAAGGCCTCAACAAAGGTTGCTGACAGCGAATACACCGCGCCTGCCTCGGCAGCCGGGGTGTATTCGCCAATACGAAAAAGCCCGCGTGCGCCGAGCGGCGGGGTCCAGTAGAACGCCCTGGCGCCGGCGTGCCTGTCGATGAACGCCTGAATTTCGAGAATCAGAGCCTTGCCGCCCGCAAACCGGAGCGGCCAGCTGGAGGAGCGGTTATTGATGCCCGCCGGCGCTACCTGCTGGTAGCCGTCTCCGAACTGCGCACTGAGCGTGCGAAATTTGATGCTCCCCTGGGCCGAACCGATCGGGCGCCAGGTGAACGTTTCGATTGCCACGATTACCCCCCTCGCCGCGACAGCACGCCGCCCTGCATGGTGGCGCGCTGGATGCGGTCATCGATGCGGCGGTCCATTTCCTTGAAAATCAGGTCGATTTGCCTGTTACCGTTGCCGTCGGTCGACTGGCGTACCTCCGGCTGGCTCGGCGCGCCGATGACATTGACGGTCACGTCGCCGCCACCGCCGAGGGCGTGATTCGGCACGATCGAGCCCGAGCCGCTGGGCTTGAACAGCTCGGGCCCCTCCTCGCCGACCAGATACAGGCCACCAGCATCGACGGGCCCGCCACCCGCGCGAGCGCCGCTCAGGAACACGCCACTGGTGTAGCTCGGCGCCTGCATGCTGCTGCCATAGAGCATGTCGCCGGCGACCGGCACGGTCCCGCTGCCGGCCGCTGCCGTGGCCGCACCGGAGAACGCCCCGGCGCCGCTGCTCATCGCGCCGCTGAAGAGGCTCCCAACAAGGCTGATCCCCATCTGTGCCAGCCCCGAAATCGCGGCCCGCGCTTGGATGCGCGCCAGGTCTTCGATCACGCTCAGCGCGAAGCTCTTGAAATCCAGCTTGCCGGTCGTGGCGAACTTGGCGACCGCGCCCTCCATCGACTGGAATGCGTTGGAGAACAGCTGTTGAGCCGACGCGGCAACATTGGCCGCGGCGTCCCGATAGTCGGCCAGCGCCGACAGCGCGCCGTATTTCCAGTCCGCCTGCTTGGCCGCCAGCGCGTCGTAATAGGCTCCCAGCTGCTGCAGCGCCTCCTGCTCGCTGGTGTTGATCTGCGCGAGCCCTTCCTTGTACAGACCGGACCCGGCCAGGCCGCGCTTCGTCATCGACTTGTTCCAGTCGGTGCGCATCGAGCCGAATTCGCGGTAGATCGACTTCGCGGCGGCCAATTCCTCGTTGGCGCGCTGGCCCAGGCCGAATGCGTCGAGCTGGCGGCCGAACTGCTCGCTGCGCGCCTGGGCGGCGTCAGCGATGCGCACGCGCATGCCCTCGGCCTGCTGGCGCGCGTCCTCAAGCAGCTTGTGCTGCTTCTCCAGCTCGGCCGTCTCGTCTTTGCGTTTCTGGATCGCCTGCTCGGCGGCGACATTCAGGTCCAGCTGCGCCCTGATTTCGGATTGGTGCGCGAGCAGGCTTTTCTGGTCCGCCGTGAGCGTCTTGCGGGTCTGGATGTCGGCGATCTGCTGCTCAAACTCGGCCCGAGCCTTCTGGCCGGCCGTCAGCTGCTCGTCGACGGTCTGCTGGGCGGCCAGCGCCGCGCCGGTCTTGCGCAGCTGCTCGAGCATGCGCATGCCGGCATCCTCGGTGTAGGCCTTGGACGACTTGTCTTTGTACTTCTCGTTGATGGCGGCGACGCCCTTGGCATATTCCTCCGCCGTGAGGCCCGCCTTTTCCGCGTCCGCCTTGAATTTCTTCAGGTCGTCGTCGCGGATCTGCTGGCGCGACCGCACGCTCTTCATCAGCGCGTCGATCGAGGAGCGCGCCGAGATCCGGTCATCCTCGGCCCGCTGCTTGGCCGCCTGATCGGCCGCCTTCTTGGCGTCGCCGACCACGGTGTCGTTGTACTGCTGCAGCTTGGCCCGATTGGCGCTGAGCGCAGCCTCGAGCTGGACCGTGTTGTAGCCCTTGGCCCGCGCCTCAGCGAGCTCCTTCTCCTGCTGCGCCATGGCGCGATACAGGCCGTTGAGCTTGTCGGCCGGCGTCTCGGCGCGGCCGACGCCGGCGACCGCGTCCCACGCCTTCTTGGCCACATCGGTCAAGCCGATCCACGCGAGCTCCATGTACCCGACGTTGCGGCGGACCTCCATCGCGCGGTCCGCCAAGGCGGCGGCGTACGTCTTCTGTGCGAGCGCCGCGGCCTCGTCGGTCTGCCCGGCCCGCTCCAGCGCGGCGATCTGCTCGTAGACCGCGCCCGTCAGGTAGTGGAACTGCTCGTTGAGCTTGACCGAGGCTTTGGTCGGTTCCTCGGCCAGCTTGACGAAATCCTTGATGGTTTCGTCGATCGATTGGCCGGTCGCCTTCTCCATGGCGATGGCGGCAACCGCAACCTGGCTCATTTGCTCGCTGGCCACCCGGCCGGTGGCCGTCAGCCGCGACAGCACGTCGGCCGCCGCGTGCTGCGTGCCGATGACGCGCGACAGGCCCTCCGCCATCCCGGCCAGCTGCGCGCTGGACACCCCGGCATAGTGGCCGGTCATAATGAGCGCGTTTGTGTAGCCGCGCGCCTCCTGCGCGCCTGTCGACCAGGCGAAAGCCAGCGCCGCCGCCGCGCCGGCGGCCAACGTCGTCGGCGTAATCAGGCTCGCAACGTAGCTGCCAACGCCCTTGAGGGCTGGCCCAATGCCGCCAAACATGTCCTTGAGCTGGCCGCCCTGCTGCGTGAGCACCAGCAGCGGGCTTTGCCCGCCGGCCAGCTGCGTCACGATGTCCGTCATCTGTGGCGCGACCATCCGCATCGCTGCGGCGGTCTGGCGGGCGGACACGCCGAGGTTTTGCGTCGATGTGTCGGCGGTCTTGTTGGCGAGCTCGGCAGCACGCATGCGCTCGATGTACTGGGCGGCCGCCTGCGACACGCCGAGCTGCTCGGCGCGCAGCGCGGCATATTCGGCTGCCGTCCTGCCGGCGCGGTCCGCCTGCCGCTGCAGGCCTTTCAGGAAGCGGCTGGCGGCCGCGTCCATGTTGTCGGCGGCATCGTTGGCCGCGTCGCCGATCGTCTGGATGTTGCGCGCCGCCTTCTTGCCCGAGCTGGCCGTGACGCTCTCAAATGCCACAACCGCGGTGCGGGCCTCACCCATGCCCACCTTGACGCCAGTGGCGTCGGTATCAACGACGAGCGTCGCCTTGCCGACGACCGCATTGCCCACCGCTTCCGCCATCTCACTCCCCGTTCATTTGCGCCAGCGCGGCGTATTCCATGATGCGAATGCCAGCGAACACATCGGCGTGCTCGTGAGGCGGCACGTGCAGCAACTGCAGCACCACCGGAATCGCCGCGTAGTCCAATCCGACAGGACCACGCGCACCGATGCGCCACTGCGTGCCCAGGCGGGCGAATACCTCCACAGTGGTCGCGTTCTCCGGCCAGATGCCGAGCGCCTCCGGCTGTATGTCCGCAAGCGTGAGACCGAAGGCCGCCAACTGGTCGGCCTTCGGCGGGCTCCAGTACAGCCGGCGTGCCGCCTCGATCAGTTTCCCCGGCGCTGGCCGGTCAACTCGGCGAGGTACGTGTCGAAGATCGCGCGCGGCGCGCCCGGGTAGTTCTGCACGAGCCGGTTGAGCTCCTCGCGCGAGAACGGAACGTCCACGTCCGTCCAGCCGTCCACGATTTCGAGCAGCGCGTCCGCATCGGATTGACCATCGGCGCCGGCGCTCACCTGTGCGAAATACGCCTGCACGTCGTCGCGCTTCTTGTGCTTGAAGACCAGCTTGAGTTTTTCGGTACCGCCGCCGGCAATGGGGATGTCGGCCTCGGCCACGAACGTCGGTTTCGGATTGATGCTGAACATGGGCGTTTAGGCTCCTGCGTAACGGGTCACTTCGCCCGTCAGGGACAGCGTGACGGTGATGGCCATGGCCTCGTTCTTGGTCGTGGTCGGCACCTTGGAGAACGAGACATAGGCGCGGAAGTAGATCGGCGAGCCGCCCGGCAGCTTCATCTGCACAGCGCGCGGCTCGCGATCTTCGTCGGCCGCCTCCAGCAGCGCGTAGTGCGCGAGGGCCGGGTCGTCAGCGATCGTCAGCGTGTACGAGCGAGCGCTGCGGATCGTCGGGATCTGCTTTTCGTCGCCTGTGTCCTCGAGGAACGAGTAGTTGTAGAACTGCTGATCGCCGCCCGAGGCTGCCGACTGCAGCACCTGGGAAATCTGCTGAAAGGCCACCACCAGGCGCGCGGACCCGATGCCCGTGCCGGCGGGATAGGCGCCGGTATCGGTCGTATCGATGCCCTCGAGGGCGAAGGCGTCGGCGGTAACAGCATCCGCGCGCGCAACACGCCCATCCAGGCGGGACCAGCCGGAAGAGACTTCGAGGATGGCGCCCTTGGCGAAACCGTGCGCGACGCTGGACAGCTTCGCGGGCTTCGCGTTGGTAATGGCCGTGAACGCCTTGTCCGGGCCGTAACTGGCCGCGATGGCGAACGTCGTGCCGTTGGGTAGACGTACAGACATGTGGGTCTCCAGAAAGGAAAAAGCCCGCGCGAGGCGGGCGAAAATTGGCGGACGCGGCGAGCGTTACCGCGCAAACCAGATTGAAAAATCCTGCGTGGCGCCGCGCAGTTTGGTGATCGGCTCGAAAGTGCCCGCCAGTTCGCCCAGCGGGGTCGCCTGCAGCACGGGATCGAGTTCCAGGGCGTCGGCGATCGCGCGCATCAGGCCGCTCGCCTCGTCGCGCGTCTCCGCCCAGAGGTTGAACTGAAACCGGCCGTTGCGTTTGTCGGGCAGGCCGTCGAGGAACGTGAACGGTAGGCCGCCGATCTGCTGGTAGGTCACGTAGGGCAGCGGCGTATCGGCGGGCGCCTCGTCGGGGAACACGCGATCGTCAACGAACGGCGCTGCGACGCGCCGGATGTCGGCCTCAACTGTCACCGCCGCCTCCCACCTGCACCTCGTTTCCGAAATCGTCGACCACCGTGCGGCGTAGCGCCTGGGCAACCTTTTCGCGCGCCCGGTCCTGCATTGCAGACACCGCCGCCGGCGCGCGGTCGAACGCCCGCCTGATAAACGACTGGGCCGGCACCCAGCGGATGCGCTCTTTCTTGCCACCGCGCTTGCGCACCAGCCAGTGGCCGTTTTCAATCAGAAAACCGTGCGGCGCCTTTTTCGCGTTCCAGGTGACACGGTAGTAGGCATGCCCCTCTGTCGACCGATCATCCGCATAGGCACGATATATCGCGTCGCGCAGCTGGCCAGGTCGGACGCCCTTTTTCTCGGGCCCGCTGTACACCGGCGCCAATACGCGCGCCTCGTCGTAGAAGACGACAGCCCCTGCATGCGCGACGGAGCGCACAACGTGGGCCCCGATATCGCCCTCCAACTGGTCAAGCCCGGCGAGCAAATCCCCCTCAATTTCGAGCATGGTTACCCCCTGCTTGCGCCGATCCGGACCAGCAGATCGACATGCTCGCGGCCCACCTCATCCGGCAGCACCGCCTGAATGTCGCCTATCTGGCCACCATAGATAACGCGCCAGGCCGCCGTCACATCCGTTCGATACCGGATGCGTAGGCTCACCTGGCGGGTAGCGGTTTCCTTACCGGCTGCGATCGCCTCCCGCCCGGACTGGCCGAGCGCCCGAGCGTAAGGGCGCGCAACCGTCTCCCAGGCATCCACAGGCTGACCGGACGGGGAACGCAGCTGCACGCGGCGCTGCAGCTCAATCCGCCGATTGTTGCGTCCGAAATCCATTTAGATCTCCACACAGCGGAACGGATCGAGTAGCCGCGCCACGAACGGGCCCGGCACCACGAACGTTTGCCCGTAGGTCACCGTCTGCCGGATCTCGGAAAGCGTGCCGAGATGGAGCAGCATCCACTTCACCACCGAGCGCGGCACCGCCGCGGAATCCGCCCAGGCCCCGCACCTGAACGTGACGCGCACCGACGTGGCACCGCTCGGCAGATCGCCGATCAGCACCAGCGTGCGGGCCCCCTCCACGGTGCAACGCTCCAGCGGAAACTGCTGATCGACACCATCGATGTCGCGATATCGAACCTCGGTCACATCGGTAACGTCGTTCCACAGCCGGAGGCGAGGCGACAGGCTGTCGGCACGCACGAGGCAGGTTTGCGGCAGCAGGGGCCGGAGCAGCTCCCCCTCGGCCATCTGGCGCACCGCCTCGATGCCATCACGCAGCAGCGCCTCGCCCTCCGCATCCAGCTCGTCATCCTCGATCTTCAGATGCGCCTTCGCCCGAGCGAAGCTGATCGCCTCCTCGGCCGGCGGCTGGATCACGATGCGCATGCGCTACCTCTTCAGCGACAGCGCGTAGACCACGGATGCCGGATGCGTGCACAACTCGCCTCCCGCACCGTTGAGCATGTCGCCGTCGACCTCGATCACGTCGTCGACCTGGCCGAACCGCCCATCGACGAGAACGCGAGCACGTACCCGTTTCTGCGCAGCCGCGCGCGGCGTCGGCGCGGGCGTCGGCGCATTGGCACCGGATGCATCGTCCGTGGCGCCACCTGCGCCGGACTCGCCGCCCTCCTGCTCGCCGGCCTTCTTGAGCGCCTCTCCCTCCGCACCGGATTGCCCGGACTCCGGCGACTGGCCGGCCGCTGCCGCAGCCAGTGCCGCCGTCGCGGCGGCCTGGTTTTTTCCTGCCATGCTGTTTTCCTCCTGTTGCGCAATGGCGAACACTCGCCCGCCATCGCTGACATCGATTTCCGCGACCGCGTTAGGCGGCCGAGTTCTGATACAGCTTCACCGCACCGCCCACATCGATCAGGTTGCCGCCCTGGCGGTTGAACGCGATGAAACCGATCTGGCCGTTCTCGATGTACTTGGAGTCGGCCATGCGGAACAGCGTCAGGTCCATGACCTCGCGCACGACGTACTTCGAGTAATCGCCGAACGCGATCGACTTGGCGTTGGCCGCCATTTGCGGCATGGCTTGGTCGGCGTACAGCGGGCGATTGAGCAGGCGGTCGGGAGCACCGCCCGGGTTACCCTGCTCGTATCCCGGCACGAAAATCGGACGTCCGTTGTTGTCTTTGATCTTGCGGACGGCCTTGATCGTCTGATCGTGCAGGAGCCACCCAGTCTTCGGGCCGCCGCGGTAGATCGGATCGACGCTGTGCTCCAGATCGACCAGATCGTCGTAACCGACGGTGTTCACCTGGCCCGCAGCGGCAACCTTGCCCACCGACGACGCCGTCACGATGCCGTTGGGCTGCGTCGCGCCATCGCCAATCACGAAATGCTTGCTCGTGATGCGCCCCAAACGCATGGCGAGCAGGCTGCGGATATACAGCTCGATATCGAACATGCTGTCTTGGATCAGCTCGAACGGAACCGCGATCGACTTGGAGCTGTATTTCCAGACCTTGACCGACTTGTTACCGAACGTCGTGTCCTGCTTGCTCACCGCCTGATTCTGGCCGACGATCTCGCCCTCCTCTGCCGTGGCATCGGCGGCCGGGAAATTCAGGTCGGCCCCCGTCGAAGTGGGGATCACCGTCGCCAGGTTGCGCAGCCCGCCGTAGGCCCTCATTGCCTCTGCGAGCTGGCGGTAGTACTCCTGCGCCACCGTGTAGCCACCCTCGGGGCCCGCGCTCGTCGACATGGCAGCTTGGACCTCGGGACTGCGGCGCGCCCGCATACGCTGCACATCCTCATCCGCCATCGCGGAAATCCCGCCCGACAGGTACGCGCGCAGCGCTCGGGATTCTTCGCTGTGAGCGCCCGGCGTGCGCACAGAGGCATTGATCAGGCCATCCGGCCGGCCGCTGGCCGCCTCCTCACCAAGGCGGGCGAGGTATTCCTCGTTGCGCTTGATTTCGGCGTTGATGCGATCGAGGTCAGCCATCCCGTTGTCGTAGGCCGTCTGTTGTTCAGCACCCCACTTATCGCCGGTGTGGTTCTCCATCAGGCTGTTGACGTTCTTGGCGATGGCGTCGCGGCGCTCCCGCAACGCTTGAATGCTCTGGGTCATAAATTCTCCGGTGTGGAAATAAAAAAAGCCGCCCATCGGGCGGCCTGGCCGACGCGGGAGCGCGTCAGAGTCGTTGACAAAGGTCGAGGCGCCTGCGCATTGCTGCAAAATCAGGGGCTGGCCCGCCGGCGGGCGGCTCAGCAGGGAGCGATGCGGGCGGCGCCGCTGGCGCAGTGTTGGCCGGCTTCGGCGCGTTGGTATAGGCCCGCAGATTCCATGCGGAGGCCTTCGCCACGGTCTGCCCCGACACATCGGATTTGCGATCGGCGAAACCCCGCTCCACAGCGTCATCCGCGCCGAACCACGTTTCGGCCGCCATCCACGCGGCGATATCGTCCGGCGCCTGGCCGGTGCGCTGCGCGTAGGTGTTCACGAGTGTGCTGTCGATCTTGTCGAGCAGCTCGGCCTCGGCGCGCAGATCGTCGGCATTGCCCCACAGGGCCGTCCACGCCTTGTGGATCATGATGAATGCCCCGTCGGACACCTCGATCTCGTCGGCGGCCATGATGAGGAAGCTGGCCGCGCTGGCGGCCAGGCCGTCGACGTGCACGATGATCTTGGCGGAGTGCCCGCGCAGCGCCGCCTCCATGGCGCGGGCCGCGAACACGTCGCCGCCTGGCGAGTTCACGCGCAGGCGGATGACATCGGCGGTGATACCGGCCAGCTCCTTGACGAACGTAGTCGCGGACACCCCGCCCCACCAGTCATCGGAGACGATGTAGTCGTACAGGTAGACCGTGACCTCGTTGTCGGCGCTGGCCACGACGTTGAACACCCGCGCTGCGGCGCGGTTGTCACTGAGCAGCTGGAGGATTTTGTTTCGGCGCATCGCCCTTCCCTTCGTTGAAAATGTCGCCCGGCTTCTGCTTGGGCAGGTTGAACCGGCGGCGCACCTCGTTGCGCGTCATCCACCCGGGCTCGCCGGCTCGGCCGAATGCGATGCGCGCGCCTTCGAGGCGCGACTTCAGGTCGCCGCGCTCGAGCGTTTCGGTATCGAACTCGACAAACAGGTCACGGTTTCCGCGATAAATCTTGCGATTCAGTTCCTGCTCGATCTTCACCAGATGGCGCTGCATCGTGTACTTGACGAAGCCGATGCCCATCTGCTCGACACCGCTACCCCAGCCCGTGGTCTTGTCGGTGTAGCCGATCATGAACGGTGGCACCCCGAAAATCCGGGCCGTTTCCTCGACGGAAAGCTGCAGCGTTTCGAGCAACTGCGCATCCTGCGGCGTGATGCTGATCTGCTTGATGTCCATCCCGCCGGTCAGGACCACCGGCGCGCCGTTCTTGCCCGCCGGCCCGCTGTATCGCTGCAGCCACTGCTCGCGCAGCTGGTCGATGTCACCACCGCTCAGCTTCTTGGATTCCTTGTCCTGGGTGAGCACAATGTCCGGCCGCATGTTGTCGAGCATCGATTCAGCCTGCTCGCCCCCGGATCTGGCGAGCGACACGGCGCGCCGCAGCACATGCCGGATCTGGGACATGCCGCGCCGGCCGTCGAAGCCGGGGCCCGGGACATGGATCATGTCGTCCTGATCGACCACCTCGACATTGCCGTCTTCGTCCCACAGGTAATACAGCAGGCGCTCCCGGTCCTCGCTCGGCTGCGGGTCCACCTGCAGCGCGTGATACGGCTTGAGCGACACGATGTTCGGCGAGTACCGGCTGCGGCGGCCGATCCGCATGAACAGGTCGCCATGCAGCAGCAGCGACTGCGCGCCGAACTCCCATCCGACCAGCGCGCACCAGCGCGGATGCATCTCCTCGTTGAGCAGCCGCCAGAGATCCGGCCGGTGAGCTTCGCCGATGCCGTCGACACGCTTGTAGGTCTCAAGCGTCAGCGACGCCAACGCACCGCCGATCAGGGACACGCACGCATAGACCGCGCCGGTACTCATGGCCGTACGCTCGGACACCGGCCGGCTGGGCCCGCTGGCGCCGCCGGTAAGCCAGCCGTATGCCTCGGTGCCGGACGTGATTTCCGACACCGGCACCGGCTTTGCCTGGGCACGCGCAGCCTCGCGCTCCGCGAGCCAGGCGTTGAGCACGACCGAGCCCGATTGACTCACGCGCGCCTCGTTGTACCAACTCTGTGTCATAGGACGATGATTCCGGATTCGGGTTGCTCGGGCTCGATGGCGACCGCGCGGCTCAACGCAATGACCGTGGCCACCGCCGGGTCGATCCGCCCACGCCCCTTCGATTTCTTCTTGTCCGGCCGGAAATTGCCGTTCGTGTCGAACAGCAGCGACACATTGAGCGTCGCCCAGCGCAAAACGGGGTTGCCGCCGTGACGCAGCGCCTGCTTGTAGATCAACTCCTCGAAGCGGCGCGCGCCCGGGTACATGCCCTGTGTGTTCTGTGGAACCTTGACCATCACCAGTCCGTCGTCGATCAGTTCGTTCACGAGGTGCGCCGCGTTCCATTCGTCGTAACCGATCTCGACCACATCGAACATGCGCTTGGCCTCGAGGATTCGCTGCCTGACTGGGCGGTAATCAGTGATAACGCCGTCGGTCGCCTCTAGCCAGCCCTCGCGCACCCAGCGCGAGTAGCGCGCGCGCTCATCCTTGGTGTCGGACTGCTGGTCAATGCGCTCCTGCGGGCACCACACCCACACCAGCACATGCCACTCGCCGTCCGGATCGTCATCGTCCGGCGGGAACACCAGCGAAAACGCCGTCAAGTCCTGCGTCGCCGAGAGATCGAGGCCACCGAAGCAGCGCCGGCCGGCGAGCTTCTGCATGTCAAACGGCTTGGCGCCCTTGTCCCACACCTGCGGGTTGATCCAGCCGTCGGCGGAGTTCACCCAGACATTGAGGTCCTTGGTGAGGAAGTTTGTCAGCGCACTGGGCAGGAAAGCAGCCTTGCGCGCCATGCTGCGCATGTAATCGATGCGCTTGGACCGCCCCAGGCCTGGGTTGGCCTTGATCCACACCGCCTCGTCGAACGGATCGTCATCGACATCGATGGTGTAGATGTAGCCGAAATACGAGTCGTCGGTCCGCTCACCGCGCAATACCTCGATCAGGTAGCGGCGTTGATCGACGCAGATCCCGTCGAGGATGAAACCCGCCGTGGTGATCGCGGACAGCAGCGGTTGCGTGCGCGCGCCCAGAGCGGTTTCCATCACGTCCCAAACGTCCGGCGTCTTCTGCGCATGCAGCTCGTCGAACAGGATTGCATAGGGATTGAGGCCATCGAGCGATTCCGCGTTCGCCGGCAGCGGCTTGAACACCGCGCTGTCGAAGGTGATTTGCTCGAGGTTGCGCCCCTCGTGGATCCTGAACGAGCGCTTGACGCCCGGTGAGCGCTTGGCCCACCGCCGGAAATTGTCGAATGCCGGTTTGAAAACCGACATCGCCTGGTCGCGCGTGGTTGCCACCGCATAGACCTCGGCGCCGATTTCCCCATCCATCATGAACAGGTATGCGCCCTGGGGGCCCTTCCACGTGCTCTTGCCGTTCTTCCGCGCGACTTCCTCGTAGCCGCGCGTGAATCGGCGCAGGCCTTCGGCTGCCTTCCAGCCGTACAGCACCGCCGTCCAGAATTTCTGCCACGGGTCCAGCAGGATCGGCGTCCTGGCGAGCGGCCCCTTGATGTGGACGAAAAACCGTTCGATGAACTGGACGACGTGCCATGCAGCCGCCGGGTCAAACCGCAGGCCGCGCTTGCGCCCTTCCTGCAGATCTCGGTAATGCCGCTCGACCGCCAGGTACACGTACTCGCCGACAACAATCTCGCCGCGCAGCACTGGAAGGCCGTAGGCCGTGTCCCATTCGTGCAGCGCGTCGGCAGGCGGCGTCAGGCGGTCGACATGCTTCCGCGTGCGGCGCGCTCGATGACGGCGTTCCGTTCGGCGCGCGCGTGCGCCAGAAGATCGCCGAACAGGTCGTCCTGCGTCCCCTCGTCGCCCAGCTTCGCCCGCGCCATCACCGACGATGGCAGCGTCAGGCAGCTCTCCGGCAACCATTTCAGCAATTCCCCTTTCAGGTTGCGGGTGGCGAAATAGAGCTGGTGAGGCTGAGCGTGGCCGTTCGGCGTCGTGACCATGAACGAGCCATTGTTGCCGGCCTCGAAGTTCTGCAGCTCGGCCTCAGCCCTCACCCAGCGGATGAAGGTTTTGCACACGACCGCGATGGCGATACCGGCAGTCAGGTGCGGCAAGCCCTCTTCGCGCAGGCACTGGCAGATGTAGTCCCAGACCTTGCGCTCAGTCGGCGAGAGCTTGGTGCCGGGCGGCGGAGGCGGCGATCGGACTGCCTTTCCACCGCCGGCGGCGGGCGGAAACGGTTCGTCGGGCGAGTTGTCGCCCAGCAAGGTGTCTAGCGGGTTCATAGAGCGTTCCTTTCGGCGGATTGGCCGAAGATCGAGGCAGGCACTGAGATAGGCGCTCTCACAGCCTGCCAGTGAGACCCCCCCTATTCCAAAATCGGTCGTCTACAAAACGCGCCTGGACGAACGGTCCGGGCCGCCTCGGCCCCCGGACTTTTCACCCCCCTACCCCCTCGGGAGGGGGCGCCGGGCCGACCCGGGGCGCCCTCAGCGACCCGATCGGGGCATGACCCAGGCGCCAGCGACCCATCGGCCGACCCGCGATCCTGGCGCGTCCTGGCGCTTCGGCTTGCGCCGCTCGCGCAACGTCTTCGCCTTGTGGCAATCGACGTTGATGGCCTGCAGGTTGTCATCGTCATCGGTGCCGCCCTGCGCCTTCGACACGATGTGGTCAACCTCAGTGGCAAGTCGCACGCGACCGAGCCGCGCGCACTCCTCGCACTCGCACAGCCCCCCTGACCGCGAAAGGATGCGAGCCCGCGTGCGCTCCCACTCAGCACCGTAGCCGCGCGCGTGTCGCGAACCGCGCTCGCGGTCGTCGCGCCAGCCGCTGGCTGGGCGTTGATGTTTGTCGCAGTAGCCAGGCTTGGCGATCGTCACGCCGCAGCCGGCGTGTCGACAAATGGAGCAAGGGCGGGCAGGCATGGCAAGGGCCAGAAAAGACAAAGCCCCGAGCGCTTTCGCACTCGGGGCTTCGGTGATGAATTCTGCGGACGCACGTTCCCTATCGACGATCCGCCCAGGCTCCTATTGCTCTTGTCGTATGTCCTGGGAGGGCTGCACCGTCGTGCACGGTGCCAGCAGGTGGACCGGATTCTAGGCGACGTGTTTCGATTGCGCAAGAGGCCGCAGCTGCGCGTTCATCGTGCGCTCGGTGTCGCCATCGTAACGATCGAGCAGCGCGAGGGCCGCCACCAGCCGCTCGCGCCAGCGCCGCGCAAACACGTCGACATCAAGCACCAGCGACATCGCACGCTCCGCGTCGCTGTAGTGCGCACGCCCGGTGCCGCGACATGCCGCGCAGCTGTAGGCGCGCTCACCGAGGACATGGTCGGCGTCACGCATGCCGCCCACCACCTGGCCGCCGCACACCGGACACCTGTCGTGCAGCCACTCCCACACCGCGCGGCGCGCGAGCCGGTGGAAGATGTCCGGCCCGCCGTCGTCGGCGCTGGGCCGGCGGTCGCGCAAGCCACGACCGCGCACGTTCGTACGCAGCCGCTTCGCGAGCAACGCGGTCGCACGGTCCATGCCGCTCGCGCGCGCAATCTCGCCATACCGCAAGCGCCACAGCGCACGGCCCAGCTCGTCGGCCGCCGCAAACGCGCCCAGCACGACATCGCTCGCCGCAGCCTTCTCGGCCAACTGCCCGCGCACGTTCATGGCGACGGCAACCTGTTCCCTCGGATCGATTCGCATATGCTCCCTGGTGTGATCGTGGTTCAGCGGCGGCGCGCGCCGACCATGGCGCGCATCCGCTCAAGGTTCTGTTCGGCCGCAACGACATCCGGCAATGCGCCCACATGCGCAGCACCCGGAATCGGCGGCAAATGCTCCTCCGCGGCAACGGCCCACAGGCGCGCCCAGCGCTCGGCGATCTCGGCCCACGGCCGGCCGAGCGTGTCGGCGCCCGCGCGGACGGCGGCCCAGAACACAGCGCGAGACGACCACGTGTCAGCACGGTCGGCGCGGCGCGGCATCTGCTCGCAGGCCTCGGCGTAGGCTTGCTCGGGCGTCATTGGCCGCCCCTTGGTTTCACCAGCGCCCGCATGCGGAGCACAGTAGGCGAAAAGCCGCCCGTCGAGGCCAGCGGCGCATCGACGGGAGCCCGGCGCTGCGACCGCAACGCGGTGTCGGCCCGCCCCTGCTGCTCGCGCGCATCGCGAACTCGATCCGCGTACTCGGGCACCCACCCCGGCCCGCCGGCCTTGGCGACGAGACTCTCGAAAAACAGCCACGGCCGCTTGATCTGCCCGCCGTCCATGCTGCCCGCCCATTCGTCGAGCACGCGCTGCCGCCGGCCGTGCGGCAGCACGGCCAACTGGTGCGCCACGGCGGCACGCTCATGCATCGGAATGCGTCGCGGCCACACCAGCACGGGCGACCACGGCCGCTCGCCATCTTCGCCTTCTGCAAGCCGGCCCGCAGGGCCATCCCCTACCGCATCAGCGTCGCGACGGGGTTGCTCTGAGAGCCGGTGCGTCGGCTGCTCGCCAGCCCCCAGTTCGAGTGCATCGAATCCCGGTTCGGTTTGTGGCACATCTCGCCCCTCCTCCCACTGCGTCGAATAGGGAGGTGAGGAGGGTATAGAGGTGTTACCGGGAAACGGATGTGTGTCGGCTTTTTCCGAACGCCTACCCGGACTGCCCTGCCGCGAACCCGCGCCACGACTGGCTTTCTCCGGCTTTTTCTCACCTCTCGCACCCCCTCCGGCTTTTTTTTGGACACACGAATCCGTGCGCGCCAGCAGCATCCGAAATTTCAGGGTCAGCCCCTCACTGATCCGGCGCAGCAACCCGCATTTCTCCAACTGCTCGACACGGCGACGCAGCTGCTGCTCGGTCGGGCGGAAATAGCGCACGCCGGGCCGGCCCGGCACCTCCGTGTGCTCGCGCAACGCCTGCCACGAAATCGCCTTGAGCGGGCCGCCGACCACGCCCGTCCGGAAATCCATGCAACGCCGCAGCACCAGGTAGAGGCGGCACGCGAGATGGTCGACGGCGGCCAGCGCCTGCCATTCATCGCCAGTGATTACGAATGCGGCGGTCATGCAGCCACCTCGTCATCGACACACACGGCAGCGGCAGTCGCTACCTCGAGGGCGGCGGCCAGGAAGCCGACTTGCCACGCGCGCCAGTGCGCGCTGTCGTAGTCGTAGGGGCACATCTCGGGCTCAAGGCCATTGCACATGGCCGAGCGGCCCCGCCGCTCGATTGCGTCGATCGGTTCGATTGGATAGTCCATGGGATACCTCACTGCGGGCCGGCGTCGGCCTCGCACAGCACGTCGAACGTCGCCACGAATTCGGGCGACGTGTCAGCGCAGATCTGATTGCGATACGCGGCGCGATCGGTCGCGGATGGAATGGCACGCCAGCGCGTGGCGCACACGACGGCCAGCGAAGAGATTTCGCGGGCCGCATTGAATGAAAAGAACACCTCGCCCAGCGTCCACCCGCAGACGGACAGCAGGTGATCGGCGAACTGGACGAGGGTTTTCTCGCCTCGGTGGCGCACCACGAGGCGGATGTGATGCCAGGCACAGCACTGCTGATAGGGACGCTTGCACGCGAGCCCAACCGATACGCGGGCCGGCTTGCAGCACGTCATGTCCGCAAAGAAACGCGGTGGCTCCGACGCCCAGGTCAGCGAACGTTGCGTCATGCTTTCCGATGTTGCGGCGCGACGGCCTGCGACCGGATTTCGGCGTGCCATGTCGCCAGCGAGACATACGCCTTGAGAAACTCACCTTCAATGACTTCGAGCTCGGCCTCGGTGATGACGTTGTCCTCGGCAGCCCTCGCCACCGTCGCAGCCAGATCGCCAACTTTGGCCATCACCCGGCACACGGTGTGGGCCGGATTGGGATCGTTCGCATCCGCCTCGGGCAACTCCACGGGCACCCGGCCATGACGCCAGCACAACGCATCCAGCGGCGCATGCGCACCTGGCACGCGCGCCTCCTCGCACAGCTCGAGGATCATCGAAAACTCTTCGAGCGTGATGTGATGCGAATCGATGCCCGGACGCAGCTTATTGCGCAGAACATTCAGGTAGACCCTTTTGCCGGTCCGCTGCGAAAGCGCGTAAGCGAGCCCGGCCAGGCCGCCCGGATAGCAGGTTGCCAGTCCGTACAGCGCTTCATGCTGGTCAACCTCGGACATACGAGAAGAGATCACGGTAAACCCCGATGAAAATGGCCGTTTTCTTGTGCCGCGCCGCTGCCTAAGATTCAGTCAAGCGCAAACAAACAAGACGCAACACCGCGCCAGTCGAGCTAGCACGGCAGTTCGCGGATTTTTGGAGTCTTACGGTCTACATGCGACGTAACCCGTCGCGGACCGACCATTGGTGAGCCGCGGCCAGCAGATACCCCGGTCCACCAAGGAGGAAAACACCATGCAGCGAATCAGCTTTCGTCCGCACCACCAGGTGCCCCGCTATTTGGCGGCGCGCCCTGCGGTGACTGAGCGCGCGCCAACTCGAACCAGTCGTACAAACGCTGAATTCGATTCACAGACGGATCGGAAATCCGGCCGCCAGCAAACTTGGTGAGCCACGAGTAGTAGCTCACAACGCTCTCAGGGGCCAAAGCGCGCGCGATCTCCATCCATTGGCCCTTTGACCGCTGGAGGTTCTCCAACACAACTGCAAGCATGGGTTTTTGCATGCAGCCGAGGTTAGCACGCAAGGGCTAAGCATACAAGCAACTAGCACCACATGACTAACCGAATTAGCAAAAATATGCTCATGAGACCCGCCCGAAAACCCGCTCGAGTCATCCTCGCCGAGAACCTCGCTAGCCTGATGGCTGCGTCCTCCAACGTACGCAGCCAAAACCAACTGGCGAAGAAGTCAGGCATCGGCCAAACGACCATCAGCAAATGGCTGCGCTCCGACATGGACGTGTGGCCCCGCCTTGATGCGATTGAGGAAGTCGCCGACGCACTCGGCATCACAGTGGCGGAACTGCTGACAGACCAAGACGCGCGGCCGAAAGGCAACGCAGGCAATGCCGCGATAGACGACGCTTACAGCCGCCTATGCGAGGACGTCGCGACAACACGGGCACGCGATTTACAGATCGCGCAAGGACTCGCGCAGCTGGTGGACGAATTGCGCGCCAGGGCTCGAAGCAGCGTGCAAAACGCAATGAACACGCCGAACCCAACCCCAGATTCTGATTATTTCCTTAGCGGTGGACCACCTGCCCGCAAGAAGCCCCCCAAGAAGGGCGCGGTATAGCGGCTTACCAACAAGCCGAAAACACCTCCCCCGTCAAGCGCGGGATTCTCAAATTATGTGCCAGCGGACACAATAGGAGACTTCAACTCCCCTTTTTGGCACCGCTGTTCCATGGACGACCGATGCCGAATGCAATAGATGGGCATCGTAATACCCTTTCCCCCCTGCCCGGCGTCGACGGCAAAACTCGACACCGACGATATTTACCGCCAGGACACTCGACACGTCATCGGGCTACTGGCCGAACATGCGCTATCGGACGAATTTGATGGCGTCATAGCCATGCTGCGACCGACAGATCCCGCTGCCGCACCGGTCATAGCGGTAGGCGGCGCATATAGGTATCGTCGGGACAAAGCCTTGAAGGCAAGCGCCTTTCTACACATGACGGTGGCTGAACAGGGCCGGCCAGCGGCCAAGCGCACCCAATCAAACTCCACGGCCAACGCCGAGCCCCACGGCCCCGCCGTCACGGATGCGGGCGTGAAACGCCGGCTATGGAACGAGGCAACCACTCGTTATCGGACCTGCGAAAACCTGCTGCGACTCGCATTTACTCAGCAATTGCGAGCCACGCCAGAAACAACCGAGATCGTGATGGGAATAACGCAGCTCACGATCGAGACGATCTGCGACTGCCTATGGGAATTACTGCGGCGCCCCGGCCAGGCAGGGGCGCGCACGAGGCTCGATGTTCTGAATGGCATTCAGGACTTCCGCGCAGCACGCAGGCAGGTAGCCGCCTGGATGCCGACGGCAGGCGATGAGGAAGAACACTACGCACGCAGCGCCGACTTCCTGGACGCGGATATTCTCGCCGCGGGCCTCGCAGAACTGCAGCGCGCAGAGGATGCGCTGCGTCAGCTGGTTGCCGACACCCACACCGACAGCGTCGCCAGCTGACGGACCACAGAAGCGCACCGCACAATTATCTCGGTTCCGCCCCGTACCGAGACCGAAATTCATCGACCATACGGTCACACGCCGCACGGGCAAATCTGCGCGCACCCAAATCGAGAAGCGCATCCCGCTCTGTCTCGCGACATTTTTCAATCGCCAACTCATCACGCCGCTTGGGGCTGTTCAGCGCATTGTTCCCGGCGATGCCAAGCAGAAACCCAAACGCGAAAAGCACGCCAACAACCAACGCGAGCTTCCACACGAAAGGCATTCCGGACCGTCCTTCTCGAGCGGCGGGGTTACCGCAGGCCGGGCACGCCACCGCACGGTCACTCACCTCCCGGCCACATTCACCACATTGAACGAGCATTTTTCGGCTTGGGTTAGCTGAATCGGGCGAGATTTTCTCACATCCGCGCGGGCCAACCGCCTACAGCTATTACCTGCAGGCTAAGCCCCCGGGGCCAAAATTAGCCCCTAAGTGCTTGCAAAGCCCTCACAGCACTGCTAGATTTAGCACTGTTGTGCTAACCAAATCTACGGTGATGACGATGGCCAGGAAAATCAGGGGAGTTTTGCTGTACGTAGCAGCGCTTACCTCCGTGCTCTATATCCACGCATATGCGCTGCACATCGACGAAAAAGAGCAGACAGATCTGCGTGTGCGCACGGTTCACCAGCAAGCGTGAGGTCAGCCATGCGCTACTCCGAACGCCTGCTCAAAGAACTCGACGAGGAAATCGCGCGTCGACGCAGAAACATCGAACGGCTCGCCGGCAGCATTGACGCCATCGGCGAATTCCTCAGCGTCGCCCACTGTGCCGGCGTCGATCTGCGCCTGATTGACCCGCTCGGCGGGGGTCTCCAGCTGAGCACGCGGAATCATGCATCCGCCCTGCATTTTCTGAACGCTCACAGCATCACGCCGAAATTGCTCGGCCCGACGCCCTCCAATCTGCTCTACAGCTTGGCGCTGCCGGGTGTCGAGCGCCCGGTGTTCTTCATCGTGCCGCCCCAGACGGCGAAAGCCGAAGGCCTGGAACAGCCGCGACTTAGAAAGGTGGCGGCATGAAAGCGAAAAAGCCCCACTCCCTAGAGACAATGCTCGCCTTGCCGCTGTACGAGCAAGCCATCGAACGCGAGAACGAGCGCCACCGCGCGCGCATCAAAGAGCTCGAGCGCATGCGCGCGGCACTCAAGCTGCTCGATGCCGAGCGGCCGACCATCAAAGCCGCCGGCCGCGAGATCTATGCCGAACACCTCTCGCGCAGCCCGTTCAGCAGCACACTCGCCTACAACCCCATGTTCGACCATGGCCCGGGTCTGCTGGCGGCGCTGCTGCGCAGCAAGTGGAAGGTGATCGAGCGTGGTACGGGGCCATACCCCTCGCCCACCCTGAAAAAGGGGCGCCTGCAGCTGCGCATCTGCGGCATGTATGCCGACGCCCTCGAAAAGGCCGAAGAACTCGCCTTTCCCGAGCGCCCTGGCAATGGGGTGTCGCTATGACCGAGCACACGTCAGCCGTCCACCGCCTAGCAAACGGCCCCTTCAGCCGCGATCCGGCTGCCGGCATCGCCCTGATTCTGGCGCTGTTCGGCCTGGCCGGCGCCATCGCGCCGACCTGCTGCGCGGTCGCGACGCGGTTGGGCGCGTAGAACCCATGGCCCGCCAGCGCTTCACCCATGCCGAGCTGATCGCCGAGTTCCTCCGCGTGCGCGGCTCCGGCCGCGCCGAGGAACAGGTCGGCATCCCGGCCGTCCGGCGCCAGCTCGCGCGGTCCCGACGCGCCTACCTGAAAACCCAACGCGCCACACCGCGCGCCAGTTTTTCCACCTCCGTTGACCTGAAAAAACTGCAGGCCAACGACATCGACTGAGGCCACACCATGCTGATAGGACTGACCGGCGCGGACGGCGTCGGCACGGTTACCGCTGCCGACCACCTCTGTCTGCAACACCGATTCACGCAATTCCCGCTCGCTGAACTGCGCGCCGGCTGGATGCTCGCCGACGATGCGGTCGACCCGACCAAGGCAGCCGCCAGCCTCAGCCAGCTTCTCGGCGACCTGGCGGACGTCGATGCCGTGGTCGCCGGCGTCCGATTCGAGATCGAGGCCAGCATGATCCGCGAACGCGGCGGCGTGATCGTGCGCATTGAGCATCCCGGCGCGCCGCGCGTCATCGAGCATGCGAACGAAGCCGGTATCAGGCTGCACGACGGCGATCGCGTGCTGCACAACTACGGCACGTTTTTCCACCTGTACGACCAGCTCGACACGCTGGTCAACACCCTCCAATTCGAGCGGGCCGGCGCATGACGATCACCACCGATCGCGCTGCGCTGATCCTGCGCGTCGCCGAGCTCGAAGCGGAGGTGCGCATCTGGCGCGCCGCCGCCGTTGCCGAAGACGCATACGCGAGCCTCCGCGCGCAGGCCGGCAGCTCGCTCGAGCTCGCCGCTTTCGACCGCCTGCAAAAAGCCATGAGGGACCGCGCCCCGCTGCGCGCCCTCGCCATCCACGCCGCGCGCACCGAACGGCGCGCCACCTGAGCAACCACCCCAAACAGGAGAACCCATGTTCGCCGAACTCCACCGGCTGGCGCAGGCCGCGCCGCTGCTTATCTCCGTCACGGCTGAGGGCGACGCAATGCGCGTGACCACCAGCTCGACCAGCACCAAGAACGGCGGCCTGCTGCCCATGGTACTGATCGGCACGCCCGACGAGCTCGACCGCGATTTCGCAGCGGCCGTGCAGATCTACGAACCGTCGGCGCTCTCCATCCTGCAGCAGGCCCAGGCCGCCGCAACCGCCAACAGCGCCGCCGGCAAAACGAAGGCCATCGCGAACGAGCCGCCGAAGGCCAGCAGCAAGAGCGCCGGCACCACCGATGCGCCGCCCAAGCGCGGCCCGGGCCGCCCGCCGAAGAACGCCAGCGCGGCCGCGGCAAAAGCCGAGGTGAGCAGCAACCAGTCCGAGGACGACAGCGAAGACACCGGCGCGACCGAAGTCGACCCGCGCCAGATGTCGCTGGTTACCCCCGAACCCGAAGCGGCGCCTGCAGCGACCGACACCCTGCCGCCGGCCGAGGCCAGCCCTCAGCCCAGCGACGCGACGCCCGCCGTCGCCGACAGCGACCCGCGCAACACCGGCCTCGACCTGCCGATCTGACCGGAGCCCACGATGCAAGCAACCCAACTCACCCGCGAGTTTCGCTACAACGGCGTGCGCCTGGCCGACCCGTCGCCGCAGTTCACGCTGGAGCAGGTGCGCGACTTCTACGCGAACACCTACCCCGAGATTCTCAATGCCGATATCGACGGCCCGAGCGTCGAGGGCACGCTGCAGGTGTACGGCTTCCGCCGCGCCGTAGGGCGCAAGGGCGCGGACCTGCGCGAGCAGATCGCGACCTGTTCGCTGTACGCCAAGGACAAGAGGACCATCCCGGTCGGCCAGATCGACCACCCGGCCGCCAAGGCACTGCTCCATACAGCCGGCCTCCATCGAGACCGACGTGCGGCGCTCGGCGCTGTGCTGATTCCGACCCCTGCCTCGCTGCAGGTGCTGGCATGACGGCGCTCGCGCTTCCTCGCTTGGCGGCAGTGCCAACGCGGTACCGAACCCAGGATGACGGCGCGACCTGGTGCACGCCAGCCCTGCTCGGGCTTGTCGATGCCGATGCATTGTCGGCCGACGATGTACGGTGCGCCCCCGCCACGCCCGCAGAACTGCTGCAGCACACGCTGCAAAGGCACTGGGATGAAATCACGGCTGGCGCGCGGATATTCGACTGGCACCTGAGTGCGAACCCCAGTCAGCTGGGCTGGTGGATCCCCACTACGACCAGCAAAAACCTGTGGCTGGCCATCACGCCGCACAACAATAACCGCGTCGACGTGCCGCTCTACTACATCGGGCCAACCATCACCACGCTCGAAAATATCCGCAAGGGCCTCGGGCAGACCGTGCTGGCCGTTTTCTACGATGCACTACGCCTGCTGCCGAATACGCTCACACCCGCTGACACCTACGGCCATGCCAGTTGGGTGCATTGGCATGGCGAAACCGACGAAACCATGGCCATTCAGTGGCTCTATGACGAAGGCGACTTCGAAACTATGGAGCAAGCTGCAGCAGCCTACGACGGCCCGACGCGCGAGGCGCTCTTTGAGTACATGCCCGAATGGGCCGCCTACCCCCGTCGCGTCCTCAGCGATCGGCAGGTAAGACGCATCGCCCGAAGCCATCCGTTCGTCGCGAAGGTCGTCGACGCGGTCGATGGGATCTGGAATCACGTGCATGCGACACACGCAACCGACGGCTACGCGGACTGCAGGGTCGACGCCGACGGAGACTCGATCACCTGGATCGCAATTTTCCGCTGGCATCCCGAGGACCTGGCGCTGCGCATCGCCGACGATTTCACTGAATTTGTCACGCAGGGCGAGTATCAGGATGCCTCGACCTTGGTTTGCGTTGAATCGGAAAGCGACAGTCTCGCCCGCTGGCTGCACCAAATGCGCGCCAACGGTCAGCTTGCGCGCCTGGTCGAAAACCTCGTCGACCTGATCGCAATGCCCGACGCGCTGCGCGGCCGGGTCCAAATCACCGCGCATTGAGGTACCCATGGGTCAAGTCACCATCGCCGGCACCTCCAACGAGCTCAAGCTGAGCCATGCCGTGCTGCTCTACACGACAGCCTCGCCACATACGGCTGTCTACGCCACGTCGCACCCTGTCGAGCTGCTGCCGGAGGGCCCGCAGATTCTTCCCGGCGGCCCGCTGAGCCTGGGCGAACTGAGCGAGTTCGTCGAAGCTGCGCAGACGGCAACCGCCTACCGCGGATTCATCGAACCGCACGTGCTCTACCTCGCGCCCAACACGGTCGCCTGGTGGCGCCCGGCAGCCCCGCGCACGGTTTGGTTCAGCGCGGAGAAACCGATCGGCACGCGGCACGGCGTCACAGCACATCCGCCACTGGTATTCATCGTCCATGAGCGCCAGTGGTACGTGTTCGCCCTGGCCAAGAACGAGCGGCCAGCCCCGAATACCCCGCTCCACGTGGCGCCGTATTTCAACGTGTGGGAGCGCGGCGAGATCTGTACCGGCAACGTGTCACTACCGGACAGGCCGGCACCTGACGCGCTCAAGGCCTACGAGACGGCATTTTTTGACAGCCGTTTCACGCACCCCAACCACGCGCGCATCACGCGCCACAAGGACGGCGGCGGCGCGCTGTGGGCACACCTGCTCGACCACCCCGAAATCACGGAATTTCCCGCAACCGCCCTGCTGCCGCGCAAAGAAACGCTGACGCAGGCGATCACCCGCATCACCGCCGGAGACTGACATGCAAGCCATCATTTCGCAATTTCACGCCAGCTCCAAGCAGGGACTGGAAATCATCGCCGGCGCCTTGAGCGCCTTCGCAACGGCAGCGACCGACAAGATCGCAAAGGCACTGCGCAACCCGATCGCCGCTGACCCGGCCGACGAACAATACGAGCTCGACGCCAAGCTGTGGGACAGCGCGCCGACGGTGGCGGTACCGAAATTCGCAGAGTTCCAGCAACTCGAGGACGTCGGCCACCGATTCCTCGCCACCGCCGAAGGCCTATTCGTCGAGGTACGCCGGCCGTGGCTGCACGTCATCCAGCCCGTGGCCCCACTCAACGGCCAAACCGTGCGCCCGCCGTATGGCACCGTCAAACCGAAGGTCGACCTGGCATTCGAGCGCCTGGGCGCCACCTTCCCGATGGTGCGTGCGTTCATCGAGGCCGCCAGCAAGGCCGCGCCCAACGAGCACGCGGCCTGGGTCGTCTGGGACAGCCGCACGGGCGACCTGGCCTATCGCGAACTCCAGATCACGGACGCAAGCCCGGGCGCCATCAGCTACGACCGGCCGCGGCTGGAGGACCACGAATCGCTGGTTGTCGACATGCACAGCCACGGCGCGCTTGCGGCATTCTTCAGCGAGCAGGACAACCGCGACGACGCTGGCGAGGTCAAAATCTCCTGCGTCGTCGGCGATCTGGCCGACAGCAAGACGCCGAGCATTCAATTCCGCCTGTGCGTGCTGGGCATGTTCCTGCCGCTCAAGGTGCCGGCTGACGCCGTGCTGGGGGCTGCAGCGTGAGCGAGGCCGTGCACATCACCCCGCCGCGCATGCTGTCCGCGCAGGTGCGCGTGGTGCTGGTCGGTTGCGGCGGCAATGGCTCGCAAATGCTGACCGGCCTGGCCCGCCTCAACCACGCGATCCGCGCGCTCGGGCACCCCGGCCTCGCCATCGAGGTGTACGACCCGGACACGGTCAGCGAGGCCAACATGGGACGGCAGCTGTTCAGCCCGGCGGATGTGGGCCACTACAAGGCCATCGTCCACACCCAGCGCATCAATCATTTCTTCGGGCTGGACTGGCGCGCGCAGCCGCGCAAGTACGAGCGCGGCGAGTACGCGCACCCGGCGGCGGTGCCGGCGCTCTTCATCGCCTGCGTCGACAGCGCGGCCGCGCGGCAGCAGCTCGACACGGCAATCTCGGGCCGCATGAACACCTATCTGCTCGACCTGGGCAACCGCGCCAGCGACGGGCAAGTCTTGTTCGGTCAGACGCCGGCGACGCTCCAGGACGATGCCGCGGGCAACGCCCGCTTTAACCCGCCCGGCAGCGCTCCGCTGCCCTACCCGTACGCCGTGCTGCCCGAGCTGATCGACACGACCACGCCCGAAGACGACACGCCGTCGTGCGGCCTGGTCGAGGCGCTGGCCAGGCAGGAGCTTTTCGTCAATCAATCGATCGTGACGCCTGCGCTGGCCATCCTCTGGGAATTTTTCCGGTATGGCCGGCTGACCTGGCACGGCGCTTTCGTCAATCTGAAAACCGGCAGCATGCGCCCGATGCACGTGCGCGCCGACGCGACACAACAGGATGCCTGACATGACCACCACGACAAACGAATCCGTTTTCGAGCATCGATACGAAGCCGTCGAAAACCTCGTGCACGAAGCCGCGCGCTGGGCGTGCGCGCACCACGAACGCCAAACCACTCACGACCTCGATGGCAACCTGCAGGCCAACGAACAGAACGCCGCCCAGGATCTCGCGACCGCAATCCGCGAGGTCGCACTGCACGGCATCGAGGCGCACGTCGACGATCTGCACGTCGACGCGACGGCCGCGGCAATGAAGCGGCGCCTGGCAGAGAAACGCGCCGCCGGCTATCGCGGCTGGAACGACCCGAACGACTGCCACATCGAGAATCTCGCGATCCTGCTCCATCGCTCGCTGCGCCAGGGCAAGGCGCTGGACGTGGCGAATTTCGCGATGATGCTCTACCGCCGAGAAGCCGCGCCCGAAGCCATCACTGCAGCGCTCAGCCCGTGGCTCACGCCCCCGAAGCCAGCTGTCGAGCTGGTGCCGCACGCGGACCTGCAGGGCCTGCGCGACACCCTGCTCGCGCCCCGCAAGATCCTGCGCGATGAGGAGGGATGGCTCACCCACCCGGCCATGCCGGCGGTCGACGAGGACGTGCCCTACGATCGACTGCTGGCCGCCTTCGGCATCGAGACGTTCGTGCGCGACATGGAGACGGACGCCGACGAGGCCACCGCCAAGCGCTATTTCGACGATGGGCACCCCGACTGCAGCGCGTGGACGCCCACCCCACCCGAGGGCGAGGGCTGGCGCCTGCTGGAAATCTTCGACTCGGAGATCGGCCCCTATGCGCTATTCGCGCGCGCCGCGCAAACGGAGCCGTCACGCCGGCGCCAAGACGTGGCCGCGCCGAGCACTGACAGCGCCAACCCGATCGAGGCCATCGATGCCGAAATGCGGCGTGCGATCGCCAGCCCGGACGGCCGGGCCGTCGACGTTCTGATCGAGGCGTTGAACTGCACACTGCGCGAACATGGGTTCACGGTAGCGCCTGTAGACGCCCAAGGGCACGCCGCCGAAGTGGCGACTGCGTTCAATGCGGCGCATCTGGCGCTCGGCTGGTCGCTGTCGCACCCCATGGATTTCGACGCGGCCGCCCAGCAGCAGGCCGAGCCGGCGGCAGATGAGCCGAGCACGTGGAACCTCATCAATCAGTACATCGATGCGGTGTCGCGCTACACCGAGGCGGTGCGGATCAATGTTGGTATCGATTCGGCTGTCGAGGAATGTTTCCTCCTCGAGGGACGGCTGTGGGCCCGCATTGACGCCCAGTTCGGTCAGCGGGCGGGCGTGCTGGATGGTTGGGACGTGATCCGCCGGACTTCGGTTATCGAACTGGTTGACCGCGCCCGCGCTGACCAACTCGACCAGCGGCAGACCGAGCCGGCGGAGGGCACCCACCCCCGCGCATGGCCGCGCTTGAGCTGCCCTCCGCAGCATCAAAGTGGAGCAACGCCACCGCCATGCCCCAGTAGGAAATAGATGGGCAATCAAACTCAAGAAGCCGTGACCAAGAAATAGCCCGCAAGAACCAGCATGAGTGAATCTGATCTGATCGAACGCTTAGCGATAGCCGTCGCCGGCCATGTCCGCCAAAGCATCCCCCTGAATGTCGCTTTATGGGATGTCGAACTCATTGCGCAGTATCTCGTACGCTCGCCCCAAGTCGTGCGCGAACGAGTTGTCACGCTGCCCGACTTCCCGAAGCCGATTCGTATCCCCTCGGTACAGTCAGGCGGCAGCGCCACGACGAAATCCCTCCCGCGCTGGAAAGCGTCCGAAGTCATCACATGGACCGAGTCATACCGCGAAAAAGTAATTGGCCGCCCGCGCGCAACAGACTGATTACCCGAGCCGCTGCGCAATGTTTTCGGCGGATTCGTTGTAGTAGGTCATCAGTTCTTGCAGATTCGTGTGCCCGGTCATCCGGGCCAGGTCGAGCGGCTGCAATTTCTTGGCCAAGCGCGTGATCGCCTCGTGTCGCGTGTCATGGAATGTGAGGTCGGCAATGCCGGCCTTTTCTTTTGCCTTGCGGAAAAGCGCGTCGCGACTCGCCGCAGACAGTCCAAGCAGAGGGTCGCCAACCTCTACCGCCGGCAACATTCTCAGCAACTCAACCGCTCGCGTCGACAATGGCACGTCGCGTGCCCCCCCATTCTTGGTCAGCGGTAGATGGGCGACACGGCGGTTATAGTCGACCGTCGAGCTGGTCAACCCAAGAATCTCACCAGATCGCATCGCCGTCTCGATCGCAAGAAGAAAGGCGACCGCGATGCGCTGCGAGGGCAAGACCACGGGCTTCCCCTCCTGATAGCCAAGTGCCAGTGTGATTCTCTCGATCTCGTTATCACTTACCAGCCGCTGGCGCGGCGGGTTATCCGTAAGCGCTCAATAAAAGCCGCCCTACCCAGCTAGCCGGAGAGTCGTCATGGTTGCGTCCGCAACCAACTTTTGCGGACGCAACCATGACAGAGACTGAAGTTGACTATCTGCCCCTGAGAGTGACGCGAGTGCGCGCCAACGGCAAGCGCGAGTTTGCCCCCGAGAGCAAGCGGCGGCTGATAGAGGCGTGTTCGGTGCCAGGGGTATCGATATCAGGCATGGCGCTCAAGGCTGGCGTCAACGCCAACCAGCTGCACAAGTGGATTCGGGAGCATGAGCGGGCAGGCGCTGCTGTGATGGATAACGTTGAGCCTGCGCCGTCGGCGTTCGTGCCGGTCGTCGCAATCGGCGACGTCGTTGTGCCGGCGGCTGCCGCGCCCGAATCGGTACCGGTGGTGCGGCGTGAAGCAGCGGCCCCATCAGCGCGACCAGCGGCACCGGCGCGTCTGACGGCGCAGTTCCCTAACGGCGTGAGGGTCGAACTCGAATGTTGCGGGCGGGATGTTGGGCTCGTCAGAGCGATGATCGAAGCGCTGGGGGCGAGCTGATGTTCCGCTTCGACGAAGGGCTGAAGGTGTTCCTGCACCGGGACGCCGTGGACTTCCGTAAATCCATCAATGGCCTGTCGGCACTGGTCGAGCAGTCGCTGGGGCTTGATCCGTTCGCGCAGGCGGTCTACGTGTTCCGCAACCGGCGAGCCGACCGCATCAAGCTGCTCGGCTGGGACCGCAATGGGTTCTGGCTCCTGTTCAAGCGGCTTGAGGCTGACCGGTTTACATGGCCGCGCGAGGATGCGGTGGCGGTCCTGTCGGTCGAGCAATTGCACTGGCTGCTCGACGGCATCGACATCAGCGCCGTGCGTCGGCATCCGCGACGCCATTACCAACGGGCGGTGTGAACGCTGCATGACAGTGGCGGTCTAATCCGCCATGTCGTCAACGCCCATCACTATTACCGCCGCAGAACTCCAGGTCTTGCGTGACGCCGCGCGCGAGCGCGACGCGCTCAAAGGCGAGCTGCGCGTGGTGACAGTCGAGCGCGACCTGCTACTTGAAAGGCTCAAGGTCTTCCAGCGCAAGCTGTTCGGGGCTAGCAGTGAGGCTCGCGGTTCGCAGCAGAAGGATCTGTTCCTCAACGAGGCCGAGGTGCTGGCGCCGACAGCCGCCACGTGGCCGGCCAAGGAAGATACTGGCGAGATCGACGTACCGGCGCACAAACGCAAAAAGCGTGGCCGCAAGCCGTTGGACCCCGCGCTGCCCCGCGTACCGATACGCCACGAACTGTCGGAAGCAGAGCGGGTATGTCCGCATGACGGCCAACTCCTGGTCGAGATCGGTATCGAGGCGAGCGAGCAGCTCGACATCGTGCCGCAGCAGGTCCGAGTCATTCAGCACCAGCGCGTCAAGTACGCCTGCCCGTGCTGCGACGGCAGCATCAAGGTGACACCGGCGCCGGCACGCATCATCCCCAAGGGCTTGCTGACCGAATCGGCGTTGGCTTGGTGCATCACGTCCAAGTACCAGGACAGTCTGCCGCTGTACCGGCAGGCCGCATTGCTGCACCGCTTCGGCGGCGACCTCTCGCGCAGCACCCTGGCAGCCAGTGTCGTGCGCGTGGGCCAGGCGGTTCAGCCGGTCATCAACCTCATGCGTGATCACCTGCTGGAGGCCGACGTCGTGTACGGCGATGAGACCGTCGTGCAGGTCCTCAAGGAAGAAGGCCGGCCCGCGCAGAGCAAGAGCTACCTGTGGGCGCAGATGAACGGCTCCGGTCCGCCGGTACGGCTGTTTGCCTATAGCTCAACGCGCGAAACGAAACAGGCTGCGGCACTCTATGCCGGCATCAAGCCTGGCGCTGCGTTGATGACGGACGGCTACGCGCCGTACAACGACGTCGCACACGCGAATCAACTGGTGCACCTTGGATGCTGGGCGCATGTTCGCCGTTACATGGTTGAGGCCGAGGAGGCATTGCCCAAGGCGCAGCGTGGTGGTGAACATCCCGTCACACAGTTCATCAAGCTCATCGGCAAGCTCTTTGCGCTCGAAGCCGAGGCGGCCAAGATGAAGCCCGAGCAGCGACAGCAGGTGCGAGCTGAGCAGAGCCAGCCTGTCCTTGATGAGATCGAATCAATGCTACTGCGCCACCTGCACGCCGTGCTGCCGCAGAGCCTGTTCGGCAAAGCGCTGCACTATCTGCACGGGCAGTGGCCCAAGCTCATCCGCTACGTCGAGAATGGCGCCTGGCCGATCTCGAACAACCCCTGCGAGAATGCGATCAGGCCGTTCGTCGTCGGGCGCCGGAACTGGCTCTTCTGTGACACCGTGCGTGGCGCAACCGCCAGCGCCAACCTGTACTCGATCGTCGAGACCTGCAAGGCCAACGGCGTCGATGCGTACCAATATCTCGTTGCGCTGTTCAAGGCGCTGCCCGACGCTCAGACGGTCGATGATTACGAGGCGCTGCTGCCCTGGAATCTGATGCCCTCAGCCACTGCCTAG